GAACCTTCTGGATACCTCCCCCAGATAGGACCCTGTTGGTAAAATAGGGTGACCATTAAAATCTATTAAAATTAAACGCTCTTGAAGAGAGCGCTCTCATTAAGAAGAGGTATCACAAAACATTATATCTCAGTTGGATAGGCGGAATCGCATACAGAAAACCCATACAAAAATCGTCCGCAACAGAACGTTGGAACGATAAATTGAATGCTTCCTTAGTAGCCGAGCCATAGCCCATCTGACCGATACCGATGATAATCGGGGTCCGCTCAAGATAATCTAAAGATTGAGCAGAATCATAAGGAACTCTAACCATGTGAGTACCCTGCCAATATGGAACTCGAACATCTATTACTCCCTCAAGAGACGGTATAATTGGAATTTCGCGTGTAAACGGAATTCCATTTATAGTCTGGTCTGAGGGAGAAAGAATTATTCGATTTGGAGCCAAATAATCTTGTTGGGACATATAGACCCAAAAGTTCCTACTCGACTCTTCCTGTCGCAGAATCCTCAAATGAAAACCCCCCTTATAGAATGCATACATAGACATTAAAGTGTCAATGATATCATAGTTTGTAGGTTTGTTTACAAATAAACCGGCAGCCGTCAAACTAGACGTGCCAACATCAATCAATACTGGATTCACATTACCTGTGGCATTATTGAAATACCCAAAGTACTGGAAACCCAACATGATTTGTTTCAAACTTTTTACCATCTCTCCAAATGTCGCATGTAAAATGCCTCCATTAGGTTTTGGTCCATCAGAATTTAAACCAGGTGTTACACCAGTCTCCATTACGTCCGAACGGCCAGGTAAATGGCCCTCAGAGTATAAGGCGGCTGAAGAAAGACCCTGTGTTCTTATGATTTCTGCCTCATCTTCTTCATCTCTAGAAGGAGCCAGATTATCAACAGCATATGCTCTTACTTGAGAGGGTACACCAAAACGCACATTCTGTGCATGAAACTTAGTTTCAACATAGACTGTATTTGGTGCTACATCTGAAGTCGCCTTAAGAGGCACCTCCAAGAAAACTACCAATTGACCAATAGTTGTTACTGTTTGATCATTAAATGGTGTTAAATTACCCTCAACCCCTCTTACTTTCAAGAAAGGTGTCGCAGAAACTTCTGGACAAACAGCTTGATATGTAACAGTGTCACCAAAGACGATAACTGTTGAATTGTTATCATCAATAGTGACAGTGCTCAAATCTGTACTGTCTGTTGCTCCAGGAATAACTGTGAATCGTAAGCGCACATTATGAAATTTAGTCATGTAAGCCTCGAAATCAAAAATACAAGTGGCCATCCACCATCTAAACAGATGTGCAACCATGGTCTGATGAGTCAAGAAAAACCTTCGATCGTAATAAGGACCTGTTGTTTCTAACTGGTTCCATTTACATAAATCAATGGGATATCTTGCCAACACAGTCCCTGGCAACATCTCCGTAGAAATGGGGAATACGTCAATTGTATTTGGTGAACGCATGATGTAATCTATATCCATCTCGTCTAATTGTGATCCAAAAGAACCGTTATCTGTTTTTACAGTATTACCTGTACAAAACGTTATTTCGTGTCCATTGAATACACCATCAGCAGTGACGGATGACGCTCCAGGTTGAATTTTCAACTGGTGCGGTGGTTTATCATTAACAGGCTTCGACCATCCAAATGATGAAAACACGTTGGCTAGAGCACCAGCAATTGGAGATACAGCAGAAGCTATATTCCCGATTACAGGTATTCCAGACAACATGTTTGCAACACCAGAGACGGCTGAAGCTGTCTGGG